GAGAGCAATCTCACGTTGCCTGCTTAGCGCTGATCCAGTCCTTGGACCCTTGATAAGAGAGTCCGAGTAACTCGACAGGTCGGGTTCAGATCGGCGGTTAACGAGCTCTTCCAATTGGATTTGCTCGGACCAACGTTCTGGATACGAGCCGTCGAAGAACTCGTCAAGAACCTCACGCTCTACCTCGTCTCGGTCGCGTCGCTCTGTATCGAGGGGTTGCCCGGCCACGTTGGTAACACGACGTGCGCTCCGGGTTTGCTCCCCGTGCCAGGCCTTACGATCGAGAATGTCTTGAAGGGAAGGGCGCGAGAGGGGAGATAGATGCTGCGTCATTGGGACGGAGCGGGTTCCTTTCCTGATGCGGTTCCCGGTCTTGAAGGGAGACTGTTTCCAGCCTCTCACAAGATCGGGACCCATCAAGAAAAGAAATCCTTTCCGCCACCAATGGTTCAACTTCTTCTCCACCTCTTCGCGGGTCAAATCGACGTCTTCATAACCATTGGGAAGGAGTTGTCCTTTCCAGAAGGTCATGTAGGCACCTTTCTCAAAGACTCCTTCTGTGAATTCTACAGCGAGGGCTTGGTGGCGTCCGGTTTTACTGGACGCCCAAGCTCGGCTGTAGATTTCCCAGTCGGAGTGTGGTGACTCGGAAGTGTATAGACATGCTAATGCAAGCCTATGCGATTTCGAAGCCACCTCTTTGATGGGTGTCTGCAACCCTTTCCTGGGGAGGAGTCCTCCACCCCCAAGGGAACGGGGCAAGTAAGGTGGTATTCCATGTTTATGGAGCCACTTCGCAAGTCCCGGGTGAAGATAACGACATGCCCAACGGAGGCCGGGCCAACTGACAGGGTTATAGTCGAGCAAGCTATTTATAGCTGGCCCGATAGTAGCCCATGCCGGTAGGTTCCGGTCCCGTTCCTTTCCTCTCTCGGCAACGACCCCGCCTGCGTGGGTTAGTCCTTTGAGAGGGTATACCAACATACGCTCTACGTTGGGGTGGGAAACGTAATATTTCCACATCCCAGGT